GCTCGGTCTGGACCAACTCCATGCCGTTGGCGACCGCGATGACCCACCAGTAGATGGGGTCCTTGTAGAAGCGGAACGCGAGCAGGTCCATCCGGTCAACCGAGGTCACTTGGTAGAGCAGGTCGTCAGGCTGCTCAGGAATCGTCGGGTAGTCCACGAAGTCCCAGAACTCGAAGCCTTCGAGGGACAGTAGCTCGGAGAAACGCAACCGGCTGCGGCGCGCGATGTTGGCGGACATGGTGGGTTACCCTCCCTTCGTCGGCATACCCTGCCCGCTGATACCGGTGAGATGCGCCATGCCGTCGTCACCACCGCCACCAGACGACGACTTGCGCCCGACAGAGGGGAGAGACGCGCGCCCGCCCTTCGGAGCGCCACCGCCGCCGCTAACTGCGGCTTCGAGCGCAGACATGCGTGCGTTGAAAAGAGCCTCATAGCGCGCGTACCACGCAGGCATGTTGACCGCGTTCACAAGGCTCGCCTGAGTGTCGCTGGAGCTGACAATCGGCTTTCGAATTGAGGGAGGCAGCGGCTTCGCACCTCCAGCGCCTGCGGAAGGAGCAACCCCGCCAAGCGGAGCGGTCGCCGTGGTCAACGACTTGCTCATGTCCTTCGAGAACGACTCGGCGTGCTTCGACGCCTTGTCGAAAGACACGTTCATCTCGGTGTCGATGGAGTGCCGGAAGAGCTTGTCGGCCCAGCCGTCGATCATCTTGAACGGAGCAGCCCAAATCTCCACGGCAGCGGTGATGAGTTCGCCAATTTTGGCGAACACGGACTTCACGTCGTCCCACAGTCCCCAGAACATCTCGGAGACCACACGCCCGAACGCCTTGAAGGTTTCGCCCCCGTTCGCGATTTCATCGTTGATGAACTTGATGACCGTCTTCCACGAGTCCACGACGAACGCGAAAATCTCGCCGATGATTTTCGCCGTGTCGGAAACGAAGTCCGACAGGAACTGGAAGACGTTGCTGATGGTGTCGGCGTACTCGGGGAACGTCTCCATGAGATAGTCGCGGATTCCATCGAGCAACCCGACGATGAGGTCGCGCGCGAGATTCGCTGCGCCGGTCACCAAGGACGAGAGAGTGTCCAAGATGGTGGGCAGGTACTCCCAGAACTTCTTGCCGAGCCACACGAGCCCGTTCGCAATTTCCTTGTAGACCCACACGTACGCTTCGAGCAGGAACTTCACCGCCTTGGGTGCCCACTTGCGGATGAACGCGCCCATCGACGCCATGAGCTTCGGAATCGCAACTCCGAGCCACGGGACGACGACCGCGAAGAACATCTCAAACGAGTGCTTGAGCGCCGCGACCACCTTCGGGTAACTCTTCTGGAGATACTTCGCGAACTTCATCACCAGAGGCGGAACCACCTTCGCAAGGTAGGAGCCGAACTCGGAAATCTTGGTCAAACCCAACTTCAGGTACTTCGGCAAGGTCTTCGAGAAGAACTCGCCCGCCTGCGCGCCCATGCGCGCGACCGTCTTCGTCCAGTGCTCACCCTTTTTCTGGACCGAAACAAACCAGTACGCCAAGAGCGCGAAGGCCGCGATGACAATGGTGATGGGACTCGCCAACATCCCCAAACGGAAGCCCAGCGAACCCATCATGCCGATGAGCGGTGCGGACTCCTTCGCCATCGTACCGAACACACCCGCCATCGGCCTCAGGGTCTTTGGAATCAGCGCCATCGCGCCGACTTGGTGCATCTCGATCATCTTGTTGGTGATGAGCGCCAGCGGGCCTCCGCCCTTCGAAATCTTGAGGAGCTTGTCGCCCCAGTCCTTGTACGCAGCCCCCGTGTCCTTGACGAAGCTGGCTCCCGCTGTCGAGGTCGTCCGTAGACGAGCGACGAACATCGACTCCTGAAGATCCATCTGCTCCGCGAGCGTGCGACCCGTCTTGTGCGCAGCCTCCGCCACACTCCCAAGGCTGCCAGAGGCTTTCGGCAGCTTCTTGAGCATGTCCGCCAGCGCGTCGCCGCCTTTTTCGAAGGTACCTGCGAGCTGATTCGCCACGTCGGGACCGAGCGCCGCCTCCATGTGCTTCTTGGCGAAATTCATGATCGGCCCGATGTCCTTCCCTTGCTTACGGGCCTGATCCACCATCTCCGCCAGACCCTGAATCATTCCGGTCGGACCCTGCTTCATCAGCTCGAACTGCTTGTCTACGTCCACCCCGGCAATCGACAGCTCGGTGAAGAAGTCGGGCAGCTCGGACTTGGTCCCCGCGAACATCGCGGAGAAGTCCTTCCCCGCACCAATCATCTGCTTTCCAAGGTCACGCGCCGCCGCCTCAGCGCTCTCGGCGTTTCCAGTGAGCGAGTACAAAAGCTGGGCGGCTTCGTTCGTGCTGACCGCGTACTTGGCGACTTCCTTGCCGCTCAGCGTCTTCCCGAGGCTGTGCGCTTGCTCGCGCATCTGAGCGATTTGAGCAGGCAACGACGACATCGCCTTGCTCACGTCGCCGGTCTGTTGACCGAACGCCATCGTGCTCTCGACGACCGACTTCAACTCGTCGTCGGTGAGCCCGAGACCTTTCTTCATCTCCTTGAGCTGGAAGACGAGCTTCGAGGGGTCGAGCCCGAAGACCTCGCTGACTTTCGCAGCCGTGGAGGCTGAAGTGATGCCGACTAGCTTCAGCTCGTCCTTGCCCTGTGCCCACGCGTAAGCGGCCTTCCCTGCGGTCTCGACGCTGGTGTTGAGGCTGAGGCTGAGGTTGGTGGCTTGGGCGGAAAACTTGCCCATCTCCTTGCCGGAGTACCCCAAGTTGGCGGCCATCGCGTAGCCGGTCTTGGCGGAGGCGGTCATCGTCGCTTCGAAGGAGGTCGTGAGATTCCGACCCTTCTCGGCGATGCCTGCAATCCCGTCAGCGATGTTGGAGAGCGTCGAGAGCGAGATACTGCTGATGAAGGTCTGAAGCCGATTGATGGAGAGAATCTTGTTCAACGTCTCGACCGCCTGCCCCATGAGGGTCAGGTGCTTGGTCTGGTCGGAGACCTGCTTCTTCATGCCGGTGTCTTTCGCACCGAACGAGAAGCCGAGACCGAGCGAGTTGAGACTCAAGAACTACCTCCGTTACCGACTCTCAGGACCGCACGGTCTTACTTCGCCTTCGACTTCTCCGCCCGCTTCTTCTCCAGCTCGACCTTCTTCAGCATCATACGTTGGCGTCTTGTGGCAGGCATATCGAGGATCATGTCGTAGGACGAGCCCTGCCACATCTCCATCAGGTAGAAGATCTGGTCTTCGAGTTCTTCCGCGCCGCTGATGGGAAGAAAAAACCCATCTGAGCGATGTCCAGTTCTCGCTTGAACTCGTGCGCGCACTGAGGGCAGGTCACGTCGAGAGTGGTGTCCACACCGCCATCGCCTGCCCGGAACACCACATCCCGAATGTAGCTGCGCTCCGACATCGTCAGGTTCTGAAGGTCCTCGATGGTCGGCGGCTTGTCATCGAGCATGAGAATGCGTAGCCCAAGCAACACGGAGATGGACTCCGGGCCGGAAGTGCCCTTCCCCGCCTTCTCCTCATCGCGCCCGGTCAGCATCTTGAACCGTACGGTCCGACCGGTCGGGTTCGACCTCTCCGGCTCCGGCACGTCCTCGCCGTCGTTCGCCCACGCCTTGATGGCCGCCTTGGACGGCATCCGAGCATCGAAAACTCTCTTCTTCGGATCCGACATCTTCACGATGTCCAGCTCGCTCAAATTGATGGACATCAGACTCTCCTTCTCGCAGGAGGGGCAGGTGTCCTTGTACGGGTAGTCGTCTCCGAGCGACACGCGCCGAACCGCGAGCACGAGGAACACCCGGTCTCCGACCAGCAGGTCCGGAACGATTGACGCGATGGCCCCCTTGTCCGTGATGGACCCGATGCGCGCGATGCAAGAAGTGAGAAGCTGATTCATCTTCTTGTTCGCAGGGATCTTGTCGTTCGCGAGCATGTCTTCGTCGCGTCCGCTGATTTCGTTCAGCAGCACCTCGGTGTGAAGCACGCCCGACGCGTCGAGGTAGCCGCAAGGCAGCTCGAAGACGCCGATGGTGGACTTCGGCTCCCGAAGCTGCGCCTCGGTCATCATCGTGACGGTGTCTTGTTGTCCAGTAGCCATTGTTCACTCCCTCCCAAACAGCGCAGAAGCTTCGTTTTCAAACATGCCGATGAGCCCCTTCAGGGCGTCGGTCACCGTGGAACCCCGGCGGTCCACCAGCTCCTTGAACCGCCCGTAGATGCCGGACTCGACCCAGACGTTCACCTTCACGTCTGTGCCCACGTCTTGGTACTGCGCAAGGTCGTCGAAGCGGTCGGGGTCCGAGACGTACTTCGTCATCAGAAACCGCACGAGCCCGGCCATGCTCTTGAACGAGGTCTTCTCACTCTCGTTCTGGAGTCGGTCGTAGAGCTTCTTCGACACCCAGAAGTTCACCGGACGCTTCATCTGCCCCGGCTCGACATACCGACCGGCGCTGTCCATCGCCAGCTCGCAGGTCCGGCACAGCACGATGCCGTTCGAGGGAATGAGCTTCCCGCCCGCCACCTCCGGAACCACCATGCGCGGGCGCAGTCGGTCCTCGCTGCCACAGTTCGCGCACTTCCCACGCGCCTCTGCCATCACCACCGCGTCCCAAGCACGCTGCGTGTCGCCCTCAACAACCTCCAGCTTGCTCTTCGGAGCTTCCGACTCGTCCGCACGTCCTTTGGAATTGCTCATCAGGCTCCCGTCCGTTTGTCGAGGATTCGACGCCTCTTCGCTGGCGCTGTTCGTGTCCATGCGCCCTTGTACCTCAGGGAAACAGTAGAGGCTACTGCTTCTACGATGTACCGCAACGCAGAATGCCCGCCAAGGCGACTGGCGGGCATCCGGGGTGCGTGGGGCTGGGGAGACCTGAATCGAGCCTTGTGGGGCTCGGGAGGGGCCTTCCGAGGGCTACTTCAACTGGGCCAGCGCCCACTGGTAGTCGCGGTCGTAGGCTGCGTCGGCAGACTCGTGACGAGTGCGGTGCTTGTCCGGAACGGCGGTGTACCCCGGCGCAAGGCTGGGGAAAACCGCGCGCATCGGGCGACCGAGGGGGACCGGGTAGGCCCCGACGTTGGCAGAGGTGGTCCCTCCAGCGCCTCCGGAGGTGGTCTGCTCCTCGCGGCGATTCAGAAGTGCGGCGACATCCAGCGTTTCCCAGTGGCTCATGGGCGGAGTCTACCTCAACTGGAGGCGAGGGAAATCTCTTCGACCCGCTCGACCGCCACATCCAGCTCCATCATCGAGATTTGGCCTGAGCTGGCGTCGTGGTCCGAGGCGGTCTTGTACCGCGTCGGAAGGCACCCTTCGAGGATCCACGCGCGCGCGGGAAGCTTGGCGTAGGTCTCGAACGGACCCAAAGCAGTAGAGGCCAACGTCGAGGCGGCGAGAACAGCCGCTGTTCCGGCGGCGCTCGCGTTCCGCGTGGCCGTCCCAGAAAGGAGCCCAACGTTGGCTGCGGTAGCGAGCGCCATGCCGACCAAGTTTCGACTTCCGTCCTCCGCAGGCATCGCGAACGGCTGCTGCTTGAAATACTGAACGAGCACCAAGTCTCGTCGGGGGGTCGGACCACCAACGCTGCCGATACCCATCGTATTGGAGATGCCGATGTCCAGCGCGGCGGTTGAGCCTCGCAGCGCAGCCATCGTCCAGCGCCAGAAGTCGGAGTCGAAGAACGTCGCGCCGCGCGTCAGCGTGAGGACACCGACGCTGCCCTTCTTGATGACCGTGCGCCCGAAGAGGTTGTTGCCTTCGTTGATTTCCTGCGTCTCCAGCGTCACCTCGGGTGCGGTGATGGAATGAAAACCGAACAGGGGGGTGAAGATGGGGATGGCCAGCGGCTCCACAGGGGCCACGTCCATCAACCAGAACGATGAGTCCTGAAGAAAGTCCCTGAGGATGTTGCGAGCCAAGGGTCACCACCTCTGGAAAACGAAAAGCGCTGCCGTACGTACTGTACGACAGCGCCAACGTCACGTCCCGAGAAGCTCTTACGGAGCCAGCTCTTCGACTTCGAACGACTCGTACGCGAAGTCGATCTCCATGATGGAGATCTCGCTCGCGGTGGCGTCGAGGTCGCCTGAGACCTTGTGCCGCGTCGGGAACGCTTCCTTGACGTGGTAGATGCGCGCCGGGCCGTCGAGGTTGATGCCCGCGAGGTTCACCGTGCCCTGCGCCGGGTACTCACGGGTCAGCGCCTTGTCGCGGTGGTAGTGCGAGATGCCGAGGTCCGCGCGGTACTCGCCGCTGCCCTCGATGACCACCCGCAGCCACTTCCAGAAGGAAGAGTCCGAACGAGTCACCCCGCGCTGCATCGTGAGGTCGGACACGGTCGGATTGCCGGGCTGCTTCCGGGTGTAGATGTAGCCACCCTCTCGGTACTCGACCGCCTCCACCGTCGCCTCCGGCGTGGTGACGCTGGAGAAGCCTGCCTGCGCCTTCCCAGACTGAACCGTGGAGTTCAGGTTCATGTCCGCAGCCCCGCCAGCCGCGATGGTCGCGTTGACGTGAAAGCGCATCGAGTGGAGGAAGTCTGTCTGTTGCGGACGAGCCATGTGTGTCTCCTAGTGCGAGGTCGGACGCCGACCGGGGCTCAGACTTCGCGACGAGCGACGATGACGATTTCGCCAGCCACGTCCCGCTGATCGCGCCGGATGAAGAGACCCTTGAGGGTGCCGGGCGTGAGCACCGTCGAAGCGGTGAAGGCCGTGGGGGAGATGCGACCGGCAGCGGTGTCGTCGATGGTGGCGACGACGGTGCCCAGACCACCGGACTGGTCCCGAACGGTCAGGGTCTTCGCGCCAGCGACGCCGGGCGTCGAGATGAGCGCGTAGACATCCGTGATGCGCATCTTGAACGGCAGCGCGTTGGCCGCGTAGATGGTGATGTCGTCCACCACGCCAGCCGCGAGCGCGGTGAAGCTCTTGCGGATCTCGAACGTCGCAGCGGCGGCGTCGGCGGCAGCGACCGGCTGCACGTCGGCGGCCTGAATCGAGCCGGAGGTCACGGCGAGGCCGGAGGCGATCTCGTCAGCCGAGAGAGTGACCGCGACGGTCACCTTCGAAGCGGCGGCGGCCTGTTGCAGACCGGCCATCGAGGAGATCTGCGCAGTGGAGCGCTCCGTGGTCACCGACCCACCGACCGGGATGGTCGTGTAGAGGTCGTTGATGTTCACAGGGGCGGTGTCGATGTTCGTGACGACGATGGTAGCCATTTTGTTTGCTCCTCAGAAGGGTGGAAGTGTAGCGCCGAAACGGAGTGTTGCCTACTGCGAGGTCTTCTGCTGGAAACGGAAGCGGACGAACTCGGCAGGCTTGTTGGGTGCGATGCCGATGTCGATGATGACCTGTCCGTTGTTGACGCTCTCGGGCGGGTTGTTGCTGTCGTCCACGATGACGAAGAACGCCTGCGCGGGAGAGTTGCCCGCGAAGTAGTTCTCGTTGAAGAGCGCCTTGAGGAACCCTTCGATCTGAGCCTTGATGCGCGTCCAGAGACCGGGACCGTTGTTCTCGAAGACGATCCAGTGGGTCGCCTCGAAGACGCTCTTCTCCAAGAACATGAAGAGGCGACGGGCGTTGATGTAGCGCCACTCGCTGGTCGGAGAGATGGTGCGCACGCCCCAAACCGCGAGGCCCGTCTGCGACCCCGAGACGAGCGGGTTGATCTTGTTCGGGTACACGAGGTCACGCTCGCCCTGCACCGACTCGTACTCCAGCCCGAGCAGGAAGCGCAGCGCGCCGTCCACCGTACCACCGGGGGACTTGCCGACGTTCCGGTTGTTGTCCGTGCGCGCGTACACGCCTGCGACGTGCGCGAGCGGCGGCATCAGAAGCGGGCGGTTGTTCGAGAGGGGGTCCGAGACCTTGATCCACGGCCAGTACAACGCCGCCCACATCGACTGCCGACCGAAGTCATGACGGAACCAGTCCACAGCTTCCTGCGGGTCGCTGCCCTTGGGCACCGTGAGGATGATGAAACGGTCACCACCGGAGGTCTGGCCCGCGCGCTCTTCCGCGTAGTCGATGAGCTGGCCAGTCACCGTCACGTTTCCCGCGAAATCGGGAATGATGACCTGCATGAGCTGGTCAACCTTGTTCAGCGCGTAGAGCCCCTTGTACTGGGTCTTCAGCCCGATGGCGGTGAACTGGCTGATGCCCCAGTTCACATCATCGAAGGTGCCGTTGGTTCCGACCGTGTAGCCCTTGGCGGTGTCGCCAAAGCTCTCGGTGTGGGTCGTCTCCTCGGAGGCCGACCGGTAGGTCGCTCGAACCAGCGTGCCACCCTTGACGAGGTAGCCCAGCTTCACGTCGATGTCGCCGGACACGTAGTTGATGGTGTTGTTGCCGGTCACGTCGATGTCGCCGGTCAGCTTGCCAGTACCCGTGTCTTTGATGGTGCGGGCGACGCTGGTCGAGTCCGTGTACGTGATGACGATGGACCGGGCCGCGACCGGATTGCTCGCGAGATTCGCAAGCAAGGTCTGGCTCGGAGCCAGCTCGTCGCCGCCCGCGAGCACCTTGGCGCGTGCGACACCGACCAGCTCACCGGGAGCTTCGTTGCCGCCGGGCTCGACGACCGAGATGAGGTCGGACAGCTCGTTCACCACGTCGGGGAAATACTGCGCCGAGGTGGTGTTGACGAAGTCGAGTTCCTCGTAGGTCTCGGCCACGTCGAAGTTGAGCGTCGCCGTGTTCTTCAGGAGGACGTTGACGTTGTACCGCGAGTACGTCGCGGTCAGGGCGTCGAAGTAGTCCACGTTGCCCGCGACCTGAACCTTCAGGTCATTGCCCCACGCGCCCTTGGAGATGGGGTCGAGGTTCCAAGCGTCGATCTTGTACGTCGCCAGAACGGGCGACGCCAAATGCGGCTTGAATCCGGCAGTGGTGGTGAAACTGTACGAGCCGTCGGCGTAGCTGATGGCTCCGGGGGCTGCGAGGTACGGACCAGCTCCAACAGGGAAAACTCCTGCCCCGTTGTCCGAGATGGTGACGGTCGCGGTCGCAGGAGTGAACGACACCTTCGGACCCATGAGCGCACCAACGTCGCCGATGGCAGGAATGTTGGTGCCCGTGTTCTTGATGGAGAAGAACCCGGTCTGGTGGTCGAACGTCGCGGTCGTGGTGTTGGGAAGGACTCCCACCGTCACGGTCTCGATGCGAGAGGCACCGGGGAACACGACGAGAATCGGGGAGGCGGGCGAACCAGCCGCGACCGTCTGCTCGATGGTCACGGTACCGCGAACGACCGAGTCCAAACCGCTGTCGAAGGCAGGCAACGAAGCAGTCGCGATGCGACCTTCGTAGTTCGCCTGCGCGGTGACGAACAGGTTGTTGGACGTGCCGTTGCGGAGCTTGGCGAGCTGTGAGACGACGGGTGTACCGAGAGCGCGCCAGCGGAACGACACTGAGCTGGGCACCAGCGGCGAGGCTCCCACGTTGTCCTTCAACTGCGAAGTGGCCTGCGTCTTCGTGAAGATGGCGAGAATGCCGTCGCCGGTCTCGATGGTCTGGTCCGTCGTCTTCGACTGGATCTTGCAGTCCGCCGCGACCGCGTCGGCAGGCACCACGCGAACAACGTAGCCGCGCTTGCCGCCGTTCGCGAAGAATGCGGCGATGGACATCGGAAGAAAACTCTCCTTCACGAGGTCGCCGAACTTCCGGGTGAACTGCTCGAACGAAGTGACGAGCGTCGCCTTGTCGGCGGGGCCGCGCATCGTGTACCCGATGATGCCCAAGTTCGAGGTGGACACGCCCTGCACGACTTGCGCAGAGGAAGGCACCTCTTCGATGAACACACCGGGACTGAGAATTTCCGCCATGATCTAGTTCCTTCCAGTCAGACCAGCGCTGGGCTTGCGAATGAGCGTGTGGACATCGTTACCGAGACTTGAACCGTTCGACCTTGGACGCAGCCGAAGAGACCACAGCCTTCTCTTCCGCGACAGGGGCCTCCGAAACAACAGGGGCGGGGGCAACAGGAGCAACCGGGTCGGGCATCATCTTCGACCGCACGAGGTCGCCCTTGGCGACGAGCTTCTGAACGCTCGCGGAACCTTCGTTGGCCGCTGAAATCGTGAGCCACGTCTTGGGGGTGATGGACGCGGCAGATCCGTCGTTCAGAGTCACCGACAGAGGCCCACGCGTCTTGTTGTAGTAGTCGCCCATGTTCTAAAGCCCCTTCATCCTCACGGAACGTCCCGTGGCTGTCGAGTGGATCTCCGGGTCCGTGAGGTCGCATTCTGCCTCAACCCGAAGTGTTACGGCAAACGCAATCGTTCGATCAGAGATGTCCGCAACGTCGTCGAGCATTCCGAGCGAGTCGGTGTACGCCGAGTACGTGCGTTGATCTCCAAGGCTGTCCTTCACGTAGACAGCACAGTAGGGCGGATAGATACGAAAGACGTAGTCGAGCATCGCGCCCGCGCCAGCTCTCGAACCCGGTGCTCCACGTCCCGTGGTCATCAAGGTGATGGTGTAGCTGATGTCGAGAGGAATGGCTTGCGCCATCGTCTCCATTCCCGTGAAGCCCGTCTGACCGCCGATCGTTACCTCACGCGCGCCGTAAGCCGGAGCGTTGTACTGCATCGCACCGGGGTGCCAGCGCTGCATCGCCGGAGCGATGTCGTCACGGCTGACCACGATGGCGGGCAGCTTCCAGCGCTCGTACGCGTCTTCCGGATACGCAAACGTGATGGGCACTCCGGGCTGACCGGGAGCGGGAGCAACTCCGGGAATCTGGACGAAGTAGTTGTCTCCGATGACGACCGCGCGCAGCGTCTCCACCACGCCGCGATCAAAATCACGGAGAGTGACGATTCCTGTTCTTTCACCGCCCGCCCGCTTCGCGCGGAGAGCCGCATCACCAGTCGTCGTCATCTCTGAAGTTACTCCTCGTCCTCGTCCTCTTCGCCAGACTCCTCGGCAGCCGCCATCACCGCAGCCAAAAACCCGGCGGTCTTCGCGGTACCAACCCAAGCCACAACATCCGCGTCATCCCCGTCGTCGTCCTCGGGAATCTCAGGAAGGGTTCCAGCGTCGGCCATCTCCTCCGCGACCGCGAAGATAAAGTCCAGAGCCTCCTCTTCGTCGGCCTCGTACTGCTCCAAGAGCGCGTCGAGGATGCTCGAAAGGTACAGGTCGAACGCATCCATCACGTCGGAGCTGTTCTCCGCGCCGCTCTCTCCGGGCTCGCCGTCGTCATCATGATCGGTGCTCACGACGGAGTTCGGACCCCACGCGGGCTCCTCAGCAACGAGCTGGGTCTTCATCTGCTCCAAAAGTTCGCTCATCTGCGCGTTCATGCGATCTCCTCCGGCACCGTTATACCCGAACCACCCTAGCCTAAGCCCGAGTCCTAAGCTTCTTCTGGAACTTCGCAAAGTTCTTCAACGCGGCCTCTGAGATGTGGCCCGCCACCTTCGGGGGCCACCTCTTCCACGCATTGGACGAAGCCTTGGCGTTCATCACCTTCGTATAGGGACTTCGCTTGGTGAAGAGCCGCCTCACGTTTCGAATCGCGAGCCGAACCGAAGGTCGCCAGTGCGGAACGCGTTTGGTTCCTCCGTAGCCAAATTCCAATCTCAGCCCGGAGAACGCCACGTCTTCTACAACCTTCGTATCCACCTTCTTCAGGGGCTCCGTACGAAACACGTTGCGGATTCCCACCTCCTGAAGATCCTTCTTCCACTTCGGGCGGTCCTTCTTTCGCTGGCGCTCGATGCTCTTGATTTCGCGCTCCGAAGCTCGGCGCGTCACAATGGTCGCTTGGTTCCGTTTCGGAGAGAACGGCAGCATCGACATCGTCCACGGGTTGTACTTCGCCAGAATTTCGACTTCAGGTGCCATCGGGCGCGCGCGCGACTTGCGAGGCCGGATGTACAACACCTCTTTCTGACCTTCGATAGGACGATCTCTTCCGAACGTAGGACGCACGTACACCGCGTACGCCTTGAGGCTCTTCGCCCCAACCCGCGCTCTGCGAATCGCCCGTCGATACGAAAACCACGCAGGATCTCCCGGAATCAGCGCCAGCAGATTCTCGTACAGCATCTCCATCGCGAGGTACGGAGCCATCTTCTGGAGAGCCGCGCCCCGAGCAGCCCACTGGTCGATGATTTTGAGGTTGTTGAGGGTCAGCCGGTCGATTTCCAGCCCGGACACCTTGGGGGTCTTGGAGAGACCCTTGCCGAGAGTGCCGAGCTTCACTGCTTCGCCTTCGAGTCGTAGTACCGCTCGACCTCCGCGATGGCAGCGCTGAGGGTTCGAGTCGCCCTCGGTTGAAGCTGGTCAGGGGAAAGCACCGCGCCGGAGGCGCTCCTCAGGAAGACCTCAGGGGCAACGACCTCAACCGGATGGAGGTCGGAAAGGAGCTTCGCATGAGTAAGGCAAACTCCAATCACTCGCCCACGCCCGCGCACGGTGATGCCGTAGCGGGACTGCCCCGCGCACACGAAGCACTGCCTGTCGAACTCCGTGATGGGACCGCTGTACTCGTGGAAATCGTCGCCAGCGAGAGGAGAACCGCACTTCGTCTTGGCCGTGCAACGAGGCTCAGGGAGTCCCTTGTCCCGACCCTCCCAGTAGCGCGAACAGGTAGCACAAACGGCACTCAGGCCGCTGCGCACCGCCGCTTCTGCGAGAGCCGGATTCAGCGGCATCAGAGTGAGGCTTTGGCCGCCTTCACAGCCCGAGTCGCGCGCGAGCCGCTGAACTGCTTCAGGGCGGTCATGAACATCGCCTTCTTGGTGGTGGCCACCATCTTCAGCGTCTTCAGGTACTCCTCCACCGCGTCGTCGTCACCCGCGTCAACGCCGATCGCCTGCATCCCGAGCAGAAGCTGCTGAATGAGCGGCTTGAGGGGAAGGTCGCTGTCGGCGGCCTCGTCGGCAGCCTCCTGTCGAGTGTTCGGTCCAGCAACCAGCGCTTCCATTCGCTTCCGCAGCTCGCTCATTTGGGTTCTCCGGTTAGGTGTTGGTGATGCGGCGTTCAGGCGTGAACTCTGTACGACGTTTGATCGAAAGTTTGAAGCCTACGAAGGTGGGAGAATCGAAGAGGTGGCCGTCGTCGTCCACGTCGATGATGTCGAAGAAGTACCCGGTGTTCGGCTGCCCGGAGGGGGCGTTGTCCACCGCCCATTCGTTGAAGAACGGCGTGTTCCAGATCCGCAACACGTCTGACTCGTTCGGTTGGGGCGCGCGAATGTCCTCGATGGATTTGCGGGCGATCCAGACCTCTGCACCAAACGTAGTCCGGCCACCTTCCATTCGAGCCTCGGGAACGCTGTCCGGCCACGAGACGTAGCCCTTCACCCGAAATGGACCCACGTACTGGCGCGCGACGGACTCGTCGTACAGAGGATCTCGCGTGCCCTTGCTTACTTCGTGCGTCCAGAAGTCGATGTCCGTGCCGAGGATGTTGACGTGCTCCTGCGCGATGGAGTCGAAGAGGTCGTGCTCGCACTCCGGCATCTGGAGCGTGGGGAACTCGTACGGACCGACCTTCCGCAACGTCGGGTACGGGAGAAGGACGACGGGCTTTCTGGAACTCGAACTGGCCATCGCTTACCTCCTTCTGAGACCGCACGGTCTCTACCCGACGAGGAACCCCATTGGCATCGCACTGTCGGCAATCTCCTCGGTGAGCTTCTCGATCTCCGCGTTCGCTTCTTCCAGTAGAGCCGCACCATCCATCGTGACCGTGCCCTGCGCTGTCGGGTAGGAGTCAAACTTGGAGCGGATGCGCCCGAGGTCTTTCTTCGCCAGCGCAAGTGCGTAGCGCTTGAGGATTTCGTGGTCGCGCTCCGTCATGTCGTTCACGACCACCGTGTGGCTCGTGTACTCAACGATGACGACCGCGCTGCGATTCGGCTGAGGGAAGATGAGCAGGTCGTGGTTCTCTTGCCGCCAGTCCTGCTCCGCGCTCAGCACCTTCTTGGCAGACTCGATGTACTGAAGCGTCTGCATGTAGCTCGAATACATGCCTCCGGAATGCCCAGCGACGTTGAACACGGAGTAGGGGATCTGACCGTTCTCACCGGGCACCCAATACGGCAGAGCGAGAAACGCGAGGTCCGTGGGGTTGTACGAGAACGCCACGTCGATGACCACGTCGCAGTCCAGCGGAAGCGGGTACGAGCCCTTGCCTGCGATGGTGTTCATCGTGAAGAACCGCCGCCAACCCTTCTTCGCAGCGAACCAGCGCTTCGCGTCTTCGATGTTGTCGTGCAGATGGTCAGCCGTCAGCTCCACTTTGAGCAAGGGAGCCCCAAGCCGCCGAAGCAGCCACTGTTGAAGCTCGGCTTCGTCTTTGAGGACGAACGACTGATACGACATCGGGGCGCTCCTTCAGCTCGATCTTACGTCACTTCTTCCCGGTCGGCTTCTTCCCGGTCGGCTTCGGAGCAGGCGCGGAGGGCTTGGGGGTCTTCGGAGCGGGGGCCTCGGTCTCCACGGAGGCCGAAACGTCGATGGAAGCGACGGGAGCCACCGCTGGAACGACCGGGGCGACGTACTCCGGCACAAGCGCGGTCGTGGTCTCTTCGTGAGCACGAACAGCGGCGACCACCTCCGCGTCGGTCGCGACCGACTCTGGGGCTGCCGGGGGCTTCGATGCGCTCTCCGCAGGAAGCTCGACAAGCAGCGCGGGGCAGAACTTCGCGTACTGGTCTCCCGTGAGGATCGCGTCCCCCTTCACCATGCCGATTCCGGGAATGAGAACGTAGGTCAGCTCAGGCTTCTTCTTGAATCGTCGCATGTGACTCCTTGTGAGCGGCGGCTTCGGTCATCTGCCGAAACGTGCCGCGAAGCTCCACCACCTCGTTCGCGAGGGCCTCCAATTTGGCCGCCGCAATCTCGACCAGCACCAACCACTGCTGGCGCTCTTCGTCGAAACGCACCTGCTGCGCCGCGAGCTGCTCATCGAGCGTCGCACCCGGCACGGGCGGGACCATCTTCAGAGGCTCTGGTCGAAACAGAACCACCTTCTCGCCGATGGCTCCGATGGCCTCCAACTCGCTCATCACGTCTGCCGCACGTCCCATGAATGCCTCCGTCCGAGTTGCCGCTTGTACCACTTCAGTCCGGGTACGACTTGCTGTTCCAGCGAACCCTCCGGGCGCGCTTCCCGCCGTGCTTCATCACGTACTCGTCCACGAAGTCGAAGACCTCGCTGGTGGTCGGCGAACCGCCTTGCTTGAGAAGCTCCCGCAGCGCCGCCGCCGCGAGCTTCTGAACGGTCTTGCCGTTGTTGTCACCGACGAGATGGGAGTCGTAGGTCTGGCTGTCGGCTCCCGCCGGAATCGACTTGAAGCCCGCCATGCGGCCACCGTCATCGTCGGCGTGAATCTCGACCCGACTTCCACTCTCGAACAGAGCAGCGCGCTTCAGCGCGTGAATCACGTTCTCCAGCACAGCATTGGTCTTCGGGTTCATGGCGGTCCTTGGAGAAGAGAAGAGGCGCTACAAGCAGTTCGACCCGCCAACCAAAGCGGCTGACGGGTCGAGTGCTTTTCAGGAAGCTGTCAGCCCCAACCGGATTACGGATTACAGGTTGGTGACCTTCATCTGGCCGTAGAACTCGCTGCGCAGGAGCTTCTTCGCGTAGCGGGTACGCATTCCCTTCCGGAACGAGAAGTCGTTCGGGTCGAGGAACGTCGGGGTGACCTGAAGCGGGATGTACGGAGCCCACACGTACCCGGCGTCGAGGAAGCTGCTGCCCTTGAGGCCGATGAGCATCTGGTCGCGCGCGAAGAACGGGTCCTCGTAGACGATCCACTTGTTCATCAGCGTCCCGACCTTGTAGATGCCGAACTGGCCATGCTGGTTCAGCGGGCGGGGCATGTCCGCCGGACCGTACGGGCTCTCGGCACCGGACACGTACAGCGGGCGGAAGTCGCCGTGCGTGGTGAGCTGGCTCAGCAGCGCCGACACCTCGGGGGAGGTGACGATGAAGTTCGCCGGGGCACGCAGGGTCTTCTTGTGGATGAGGTTCGACACGGTCGAGATCTGCGTGATCATCGCGCGCAGGTGGTCGATCTCGGCGATGCCAGCGGGCGGGACCTTGTTGAAGGTCGCGGTCGTTCCGGTCGAAGCTTGGAACAGGTCGCTGATGATCTCGCGGTCGATCTCCAGCGCGATCTCCTGAGCGACAGCCGACACCAGCTCGGTCTCAGCGTCGAGACCGTGGAAGGCGCGGAGGTCTTCAGCGGCTTCCGACGACCAGAGGGCCTTCAGGCGGCGGGGCTGAGCCTCGACCGGAGCCTTCTTCACGTCGAGGTTGATCTGGGCGACCTTGCCCGAGAGTTCCCCGTCGTAGAAGTAGTACGCCTTGATCTGGTTGCCGACCGCCGGGGCGACTGCGAACCGGAACCCGGACAGCGAGCCGTTCGAGTAGTTGAACACACCACCAGCGTTCACGTCGGCACCCACGAAGGTGCCAGCGCCGTCGTCGGTCGCCGTCTGGACGACCACGCCAGCCGAAGTGACCTCAGAGAGGACCACCTTGAAGCCGAGCGAGGAGTTCAGCGGG